TTGAAGAAAAAAGACAAGGCTTGGGAAATAGTTCAAAAGATCAAAGACAATCACGATAAAGAAATCAACATCATTAATAAATCTCACAAAGAAGTTTCGGAGAAGAAACAAAAAGAAGTTGAAAAGTTTAATAAGATTATAAAAGAAGTTGAAGATAAACACAAAAAGCAAAATGATGATCTAAATACTAATTATAAGAAAGATATAAAACGTCTTATGAAAAAACATAAAGATGACCCGGACGCTTTGTCCAAAAAACTAGCAGAAGAATTTGGAATTGACCACAAGGAATAAAAGAATGAAGATTACAAAAAAGCTGTTGAGCAAGATTATTAAAGAAGAGATTGAAAAAATGATCAAAGAATCCGATCCTACTCGATGGGAAGCTGGAAGAGGACCGGTCGCTTCTAGGTTCCAAGAACCGCCCCCTCCTGCTCCACAGGATCCGTATGTGCGTGAAAAAACAACGGTTGAGCAAACGATTTCCGACCATGGAGGAGAACCTTGCGAAGTAATCATACAAGCTTTAATGAAAGTTCATGGAATGGACGAAAAAGGAGCACAAAGGGCTCTTGATTTTCATGAACAAGACTATGGTCGAGCATGCTAAAAAGAGGATCAAATAAATGAAAATTACAAAAGAAACCTTAAAAAGAATTATTAAAGAAGAGCTTGAAAAGCAGGCAGAAGTTGAAAAAGCCGCAGAAGAGGCTCAAAAATTTGCTGATACGAATGACGAAGAAGAAGTAGCAAAACGATTTTCAGAAATTATGTTTTCTTTACCGCAAGATCAGAAAGATAAGGTTGTAGATTTTCTAAAGAAGCAAGCAACGGAAAAAGGTGCTTTGGAAGAAGTTTTTACTCCCACAGCGGCAGGAAAACTCGGAAAAATGAGAAGATCACATTCTCAAAAACTGGATGATCCAGATTATCAATCAAATTATCCGAGCCAAGATAAGACAAAAGGATGGCATCCAGCCGTAGGTTTCGCCGGCGCAATGGGATATATGGGAGCCGCTGGACAACTTGGCGCATTAGGTCTAGGAGCAGCCGCCACTACAGCAGCGGCACTAGGGAGTATCTTGTTATTGGGATCTGCCGGGTATATGCTGTTTCATATATTTACAAATAATTGATTAGAAGGAATAAAAGAATGAAGATTACCAAAAAGCAGCTTAAGCGAATTATTCAAGAAGAGATTGGAAGGGCCATGTTCGAAGGAGGGATGAAAGGGCACTATGTGCCTTTTGAAGGAGCCGACAACCCTGCAGATCCGGATCCAGAAGATATTAGAAATGAAACGCAAAAACTTGCAGACGTGCTTGGTATTAGCTTCGAAGAAGCAGATGCTATGGTAAAGAAAAAAACAGCGGAAATGGGAGAAGAACAGCCGCTCGGAGAGCAATCAACGCTCTTGAATGAAGACTTTGGTGAAATTATCTTTGCTGTTTTTGCAAATCTTTTTGCAGAACTTGGTTTTAATGTAGCAACCCACAAGTCGCACCAACGTCGCGGACCAGAGAGAACGAGTCTTCGGTCAGGGACAGAGTCAGAACCGGAGGCTGAAACAAGCTGGGATAGCTATCACCGCAAATGGTCGGATAAATTTCTAGAGGATTATGAGGCTGGGAATCTAACAATCGAACAATATGAAGATCTTGAAAAATTCGCCGACGAAGGTTGGAATGATCGCCGCGCTGTCAAGCGTGACGGCCCCTATGAGGGGGAGCTCCCCGGGTACGGGCATTCCGACCTTATGTTGCAACAATATAAGAGTAAACACGGAGATCCGAGGCAGCTGCCGGGCAAGAGCCTAGATCTTTCCAAGGAGCCCGAACTGCGCAAGACAGGAGAAAAGTGGCCACGTCTTGGTATACCTAAAGGAATAAGAGAAAGGAAAATTACCAAAAAACAACTAAAGCGAATCATCCAAGAAGAGATTGGAAGGGCTCTAGGTGAAGAAGGCGGAGGCGCCGACCAAATATTGGAAAAGTTAGAAACAGAACTTTCTAACCTTGCCATGTTTATAGCGGAACATGGCTTTCAAAAAAAGTTTGAAATTCCAGCCTCCTTTAAGCCGGACCGCAATGGCCACAGAATACAGCCTCTTCCGGAGTTTCAGTCATCCGAAGAAATTGAAGCCTATGCCAAAGATGTAGCAGATGACCTGCGCGGATTTGAAAAGAAAGTGGATGAAGCTGCCGGCAATGTTGTCAATTGGAATTTTACCGATCCTTTACAAGAACTGGTTTTTAAAATAGACCCCGCTAAGTGGGCTGTTCATAAATTATTGAAACTATTTGAAAGCCCTCGTGAAGAACTCGAAGAAGCCATCCGAAGGGAAATAGCCCTAGCGCTAAGATAGGGATAAGAAAAATGAAGATTACAAAAAAACAACTAAAGCGAATTATCCAAGAAGAGATTGAAAATACCTTGTCTGAGGAGGGGTTTTTTAAAAGTGCAGGGAAAAAGATCAAAAAATTTATGGGGTACCATGATCACGATCCAGAAAAGATTAAAAAGTTACACACAGAGCTTGAGAATGTGGTGGAAGAGCTTAATAAAGATATTAACCCTGAAGACGAATATGATTTCGACCGTGCATATGAAATTCTAGGTCCTTCCGATGTCCTTAGTAATAATCTGGCTACTATAAACAGTGGTGAAAATCTCTCCCCACGATCTCTTGATGAAATTTATTGGGCATTACGCAAGATAGCAAGAAGATTAGAGGAATATCAAGAAAAATATGATGAAGAAGGCACGTTGGATAAGCCCGACCTATCGGACTTGAGCGGTCCGATAATGTGGGCTACGGAATCTGTGAACGCATTGAAATCAGATTTGAAATGAAAATCTTACCGCTTATTCTATGTTTTTTGATGATCTTTCAAACAACTGCATTCGCGGCAGGAAAATCAATAACCCTCAAAAAAGATCAAAAAGCACCTTTCCCCGGAACACTTCTAGACGCCAAAGCAATCGCTGAAATCTTAGCAAAAACAAAAAAGCTCAAAGATGAACTCAAGTTAAAACTCTCCCAACAAAAAGAAAAACTTAAAATCCAGCACGATATGAAGTATAATCTTCTCAAGGTTGATATGTCAGCTTTACAAAAAAGATCGGACGAGATTATAAAACTCAAGAACGAAGAACTCACAAGACTTCAGAAAATGGTTTTTAAGCCAAAGAGAGATTTAACAATTCTTTGGTTCACAATTGGGGTTGCCATCGGGGTCGGCTCAACAATTGGAATTGCATTTGCAATCAAAGAGGTTACAAAGTGAGTAAAAAAAAAGATCCCAATTATGTTGCAAAGATGGAAAAGGCAATCTCTGATAAATATGGAGAAGATGCTATCCAAAATCCTAAATCCGGATGGGATTCCGAAAAAGAAAAAGAATATCTCCACCAACTCAAAGAAAAAGAAGCAAAATTGAGAAGTCGAGAATCAAATAAAAAACTACTTAAGAATAAGAGCAGTGTTGTGAGAAACTGCGACTTCTGCGAGAAGAATAAAATAAAAAGAAACAACGATGTTTATTTTTCTAAGTTCGGTTGTTGTTTTGATTGCTATATAAGGTTGATAGAAGGTCGAGAAGAGAGATGGAGCGTAGGATGGCGACCAGAAATAAAAAGTAAATGAACTTTTTGACTTCTATTTATTATAATAAACTTTTAGTACGGAGATAATAAAATGTCCAAGATGTTAGATGTTGTTAGAGGTATTTCTCAAGCACTTTCACAAAAATATGATGGAGCGGTTGATCCCAAGACCGGAGAAAAGGTTAAAATCGGCTTACAAAGAGAGGCAGATATTCCTCATACTGAAAGACCAATAATGGATGGATTCTCGGTTGTTTTCTATGGTGATAAGCTTTGTATCAAATATCAATCAGAAGTAATGCTCAAAGAAGTTCATAGAACAGATTTTCAGGGAGAGATTGAGTCTCGATATGTTAATATCGCAAAATTTATCCAAAAACAATATAAAGCACATACTGGAAAATCTCTAAGCCTTAAATCTTTGGAAGAAGCAGACATTCTTATGCAAAGCATGAATAAGCATAGAAATTGGGTCGAGTGTAAGAAGCATTATAAAATTTCAGCAATCAAGGGCGAGCCCAATCCATATAGTGGGAAAGAAGATTTGGTTCGAGATGCTACAAGAAAATTTATTAGTTTGGGAAAAAACGATACCCCATATTAAGGCTTACGATGTGTCAAAATATTCTATTTCAAAAAAACAAATTAAAGCAGAAATTATTAAATGCGGCAAAAATCCCACTTATTTTGTCAATAATTATGTAAAAATCGTTCATCCGATCAAGGGTCTCGTTCCTTTTAAAACATATGACTTCCAATCCCAATTGCTAGAAGACTATAATAACCACAGATACAATGTTATTCTCAAAGCGCGTCAATTAGGCATATCTACGATCACCGGCGCGTATGTATTGTGGATGATGATGTTTAATCGTAATAAAAACATCCTTGTTATTGCTACAAAATTTCAAACAGCCTCGAACTTGGTAAAAAAAGTTAAATCCATGATGAAAAATCTTCCCGATTGGATGAGGATTGCAAAAATATCGATTGACAACCGAGCTTCTTTTGAACTTTCAAATGGATCTCAAATCAAAGCAAGCTCAACGTCTTCTGACGCTGGTCGTTCTGAAGCTCTTTCTTTACTGGTTATTGATGAAGCTGCGCATATTGAAAATATGGAAGAGCTTTGGACCGGTCTATATCCCACAATTTCAACTGGTGGGCGCGTTATAGCCCTCTCAACTCCCTTGGGTGTTGGAAACTGGTTTCATAAAATGTGTTCCGATTCCATTGCCGGCGCAAATGATTTTTTTATGACAAATCTGCCATGGAATGTCCACCCGGAGAGAGATCAGGCATGGTTTGAAAACGAAACGAAGAGTCTTTCAAAAAGAGAAATCGCACAAGAATATCTTTGTAATTTTAACGCTTCAGGGGAAACTGTAATCCATGGGGATGATATAGATTATCTTTACGAATTGACAGAAGAGCCAAAATATCGTTCGGGATTTGATAGAAATTATTGGATTTGGGAAGAATATCAACCAACGAAGAAATACGTCATTTCGGCAGATGTAGCTAGGGGAGATGGTAGGGATTTTTCAGCGTTTCATATTATGGATGTGGATAATTTAGAGATTGTTGCAGAATATGCTGGAAAACCTTCAATTGATTTGTTTGCTAAATTTCTTTTTGATGTTGGGAATGAATATGGAGGATCTCTCCTCGTAATTGAAAATAACAATGTTGGATATGCCGTAATAGAGAAATTAATAAATATGGAATATAAAAATATTTATTTTTCAATAAAAGGTTCTGGAGAATACGTTGATTCTTATTTGGCCGAGTCAACGAGCAATTCCGTACCCGGTTTCGCCACATCATCAAAATCCAGACCACTAATTATAGCAAAGTTAGAGGAATTCATAAGAAATAAACTAATTAGGATTAGGTCTAAGCGCACAATTAATGAAATGAGGACATTTGTGTGGAATAATGGTCGACCAGAGGCGATGAGGAGTTGTAACGACGATTTAGTGATGTCCTTGGCCATAGCTTGTTGGGTTAGGGATACGGCCATAATACAAAATAGAAGAAATGATGAATATAAAAAAGCTTTAATTGGCGGAATGTTTTTGGCAAATACACAATTAGATGTAAGAGTCCCGGGCCAACAAGGTTATGATCATAAAGCGGATTTAAACAATAAGAAAAGTGACGCAAAAAAACAATATGAAGAGTTTAGTTGGGTTTATAAAGGTTAAAAACTATGGATAATGACAAAAAGGGAAATAGAAATCCGGATTCGAGTCTTTTTCGAAGATTGACAAAGCTTTTTTCCGGACCAATTGTGAACTACCAAGCTCAAACTCCCCGCCGAGAAAGAAGAAGGCAGTTAGACAAGTATAAATTTCGTTCAGCATCGGGACAACAATTTAAGAAATCTGTTTATGATCCCTTCTCTAATTTAACTTACAATTATGTTGCCGCACAAGGTCGAGCAGAGAGGTATGCTGATTTTGATCAAATGGAATATATGCCTGAAATATCCTCTGCTTTAGATATTTATGCCGATGAGATGACAACCTCGACATTTATTAATGAATTATTAAGAATTGATTGTAAAAATTATGAAATTAAACAAATTTTGGAGGATCTTTATCAAAATATTTTAAATATTGAGTTTAATTTGTTTGGCTGGTGTCGAACAATGTGTAAACAGGGTGACTTTTTCCTTTATTTGGAAATCGAAGAAGGAAAAGGAATAATAAATGCCATCGGCCTCCCCACGCAAGAAATAGAAAGAATGGAAGGGCAAGATCCGACAAATCCAAATTATATTCAGTACCAATGGAATTCCGGTGGCTTAACTTTTGAAAATTGGCAAATGGCTCATTTCCGTATTCTGGGAAATGATAAGTTTTCTCCCTATGGAACTTCGGTTTTAGAAGGCGCCAGACGTATTTTTCGGCAATTGACGCTTATTGAAGACGCTATGATGTCTTATCGTATTGTTCGTTCTCCCGAGAGAAGAGTTTTTAAAATTGAGGTTGGGAATATACCTCCACAAGATGTAGAACAGTATGTTCAGCGTGTTATGACACAAATGAAGCGAAATCAAGTTATAGATCCAGACACAGGTCGTGTTGATTTACGATATAATCCCCTGAGTGTTGAAGAGGATTATTTTCTCCCAGTTAGAAACGGCGTTGGATCTGATGTTACTTCTCTGGCCGGAGGTGCCTATACTGGAGATATTGATGATGTAAAGTATTTAAGGGAAAAACTTTTCGCAGCCCTTAAAGTTCCTGCTGCTTATTTAATTGCCGGCGAAGAAGCAGAAGATAAAACAGCATTAGCTCAAAAAGATATTCGATTTGCAAGAACAATTACGAGATTACAAAGATCTATTGTTTCCGAATTAGAAAAAATAGGGATTATTCATCTTTATACTCTTGGGTTTAAGAGCAAAGATTTAATTTCTTTCAAATTGCGCTTGAATAATCCGTCAAGAATCGCAGAGCTTCAAGAATTAGAATATTGGAGAACTAAATTCGAGATTGCAGGAGGAGCAACGGAAGGATTCTTTAGTAAAAGGTGGATTAGTGAAAATATTTTTAATCTTTCGGAAGCAGATGCTTTGAGGAATCAAAGGGAAATGTATTTTGATAAGATTTTTACTGCTGATCTCGAAAAGGCCGCTGAAGAGGCCGCGGCAGAAGAAGAAGCTCTCGACGCCGGCGGAGAAGATGCCGGAATGGATCTGGGTGGAGAAGACCTAGGCGGAGAAGACCTAGGCGGGGAAGACCTAGGCGGGGAAGACCTAGGTGGAGAAGAAGCCGGAGGAGAAGATATGCTTTTGGCCACTCCGGGAAAAAGAGATGAAGTTGTAACAACAACACCCAAGTCCAAGGGTAAATGGTATAAGCCAGTTCCAAAAGAACTAGATAAGCGACGCCATCTGGCCCCAAGAAAAAAATCCATGAAAAAACAATATTCAGATCGTCTGGCTAGTTCATCTCGAGAAAATATATATCCAGATATAAACGCACTAAGTCGTGTTGGAAGAGGCATTTATGAAAATCTCGAGGCTAATTACTCAAAAGAAGAAATAAAAATTCTAAATTCAAATGAAGAGGTGAATGGTTTGATTTCCCAATTGGAGAAAAAAGATGAAAACAAGTAAACTCAAGCATAATAAGAAAAGAAATACCGCTTTTCTTTATGAGTCTTTAATTCGAGAACTTACATTGGCGATTGTTAATAAAAGGTCAGAAAAAAAGAAACTCATAGAGGGAATATTGGTTAAGTTTTTTAAAAAGGGCACAAATCTTCAAAAAGACTTGGATTCTTTTAGGGCAATTTATGAAACAAAAAATGCTTCCCCCAGAAATGCGGAGAAATTATTAGTAGAGTCAAAATATAAAAGACATTCTGAAGTTGATGAAAAAGAATTGTTTAATGAGCAGACCTCTCTTATCAAGCTTATTAACCAAAAACTGGGAAAGCAAGCATTTGGTCATTTTTTGCCAAATTATAAAAATTTAGCAACCATATCCCAAATTTTTAGCCAGAATGTTTCTGTGAAAAATAAAGTTCTTTTGGAAAATAACGTTATCAAGTCCATGATTTCGGAAAATCATCAAGAAATTAGAATGCAGCCAGTTGATAACCTCTCTTTTAATATTTTTCTTAAGAAATTTAATGAAAAATATGCTGATACTCTTTTAAAAGAGCAGAGAAATTTAATAAAAAATTATTTATTTTCTTTTTCGGATAATAAGTCGGGGATTATGATATATCTAGATGAAGAGATCGGACGTCTTAATAAAGAACTTAAAAAAGCTCGAAAACTAGAAGAATGTGTTGAGACAAAAGAAAAATTAAAACTGATCGAAGAAGCTATCGCAACAAACAAAGATAAGAATATCGATCAGGGGATGATTTTGCAGATTTTAAAAGTTCAAGAATTGATACATGAGATTAATAATAATGAAGCTTAAATTTAAATTATCTGATCCCGGACTAGAAGCTGAAATCACTATAGAAGGTTTTAAAACTTTGAATGGTGATTATCTTTTTGATGATCACCCTGAAATAGACATTCTTATAGATAAGAAAAATGGCAAAGTTATAACATTTCCGAAAGAAGACTATGGGACCGAAGCATATGACTCTCAAGACCGCTTTTTGTCTTATTTGACAAAAAAGGGCGCTTTAGATCGATCGAGTATTAGATCCGGAAACGTTGCCAACTCGTTAATGGGCACACTTTTAGAGCCAAAAGAAGATCATATTAATAAAATTAGTGTCTGTATGCTTGGAATTTATAATTTTTTAAAAATGGAAGAGCCTTATTTTAAAGTTATCGACGATATTGAAGATGATTACGAAGATTCTCTTCTTCATCCGGATCCAGAGCATTCAACTGAACTTGGCGAAGTTCCGCAAAGAGAAAAGCAAGGCTCGATGCCTCCCGGGAAATATTATGGCTACGGATATGGCTATCGTCCTTACGTCTACGAGTCTAAGAAATTAGGTGAAAAGTGAGTTTACTTTATTTCATTCTTGTTTCATTTGGGCTTACTAAAATATTAGCTCATTCTAGATTATTAGAGAAAATTCGTCCAAAATATTATTTTTTCCATTGTCCAATGTGTGTTGGATTCTGGGTGGGTGCATTTTTATGTTTGATTAATCAATTTTGCACACTATTTAGTTTTGATGTTTCCTTGGTAAATATTTTATGCTTAGGGTGCTTATCTTCTGGAACATCTTTTATTTTATGCTATTTATTCGATGAAGACGGATTTCGAATAGAAAGGAGTTAGATTATGTGGATACAAAAATGGAAACTTCAACCGGTGAGACGCTGCAGCAGAGGATGCTTATTCGTGCCGGTCGCGCCGGCATAACGAGGAAATAAGAATGTCAAAACAAGTTTTAAGAGAGTATTATGAGCTTTGCCCTAATGGTGTTTGCGAAGATTTACTCACAGAACAAGAAAAGAGGATGATCACAGAGCATAATGCTCTATTTTTATCCGGCGTTATTCAAGCCGCTGATAGACAGAACGGCAATGGGCGGGTTTATTCTCGGCCAATTCTCGAAAGAGAGATAAAGAAATATAACAAAGTCATCACAGAGGGGAGAGCCGTTGGAGAGCTTGATCATCCAGATGACTCTGTAGTAAATTTGAGGAATGTTTCTCACAAATTTACAGCCTGTTGGTGGGATGGAGATAGCGTGAAGGGCAAACTTCAGGTTTTAAACACGCCCGCTGGCCAAACTCTTAGAGCTTTAGTCGAAGGTGGTGTAAAAATTGGAATTTCTTCTCGAGGCATGGGCTCAGTCCGAGAAAGTCAAGGTCAAACTTTGGTGGAGGATGATTTTCAACTTATTTGTTTTGATATTGTCCAAGAGCCTTCGACATCAGGTGCTTTCTTATTTCAAGAAGCAAAGAAAAAACATATTAAAGAGGGAAAAGAAAAAATCAATTCCCTCATCGACGAGATTTTAAGGGACTAAAATGAAAGTCAGCGAATTAAAAAGAATCATCCAACCGATGATTAAAGAATGTATTCGGGAGGTTCTCTTGGAAGAGGGAATGCTTTCAAAGATTGTTCAAGAGACTGCGATTGGATTAACCAACTCAAACATCCTGCAGGAAAGAAAGCAAACAAAACTTTTAAATCAACAAAGAGAGAAAAAGTCCGAAAAAAATAATATTGACGCGCGGAAAAGACTTTTAGATTCAATCGGAAGCCAAAAACTTGGTGGAGTTAATGTTTTTGAAAATACGACTCCATTGGGCCCAGAAGGATCTAACAAAAATCCGTTATCGGGGCAAAATCCAAGTGATGCGGGAGTTGATATCTCATCAATCCCCGGTATGGAAAATTGGGGAAAATTACTATAGGAAGCAATTATGGCAACAAATGTTATTGTGACGCAAAGGAATAATGAATCTGCAGAGAGACTGGTCAGAAGGTTCATAAAAAAGTGTAAAAAAGAAAGAATTATCGAAGAAGTTAGAGATAGAATGTCATATCGGCCACCTTCTGTTAAGAGACGTGAAAAGAGAAAAAGAGCTAGAAGGGCTTTGCAGCGAGAACAAAGAAGAGAACAAAGAACTGTTAGAAAACATCTCGGTGAAAGAGACTAATTTAGGAGAATAGAAAATGGCTTGGAATTATTATGATGTTGGCATTGGTAATGTTGGATCTTATCAAGTTAGTGGACATCCATGGGTAAGTGGATCAACATTGGTTGCAGGATACGAAAAGCAGATTAGTTTTCCGTTTGTAACAAAGTCAATTACCATAGCACAATCAGGAAGCGGAAATCTTCGAGTCCACTTTGCTCCGACTGGTAGCATGACAGGCTTTCCCGGGAATTATTGGGAGTTCAATTCGACCGAAGACGCTCTTACAATGAATGTAAAGTGTACTGACATTTTTGTTTCTTGTACATCCGCAACTGGATTTCAAGTTATGGCAGAACTTACAAGAATTGATAGGAATAGAATGTTTGAATTGACCGGTACAGGAATTACCGAATAATGGCGAGGAAATACACAGATAGCAGCTTTATAATACAAACAACTGCTAATATAAGCGCACAAAGGCGAAAAGCTCCAACGCTTGATCAAATACCCTTTTCTCTTATTCCGTTTACGGTTAAGTCGATGATCGCACAAAATGTTTGCCCTTTGCCTCCATTTGAAGATAAGGCTTATATTGTTGCACAGAGTTTGAATCCAAGAGATTTCTTATTTGAGGTAGAAAAAATGAATTTTGCTTATAGAGAAAGTGCTGTTGACACATCAGCCACCGCTGCTGATAGAGTTATTGGCATAACCACCGGAGGAAAGACTGTAACTCTTCCAACCTGCGCTAGTGTTCGTTCCGGATTTGTTTTAACCATTAAAGATGCCGAAGGAAATGCTGCTTCAGGAGCAAACGCTATAACGATTGCCCGTGGAGGATCTGATACGATTGATGGAGCAACTTCAATTGAAATTATTGCCGCATACGGTTCAGTAACTTTGATCTCAAACGGTTCTGACGAATGGCGCGTGATATAGGGGATATAGACAATGAGTTACAAATATATTGCAGGGGATATAGTTCTTAGTGGATCAGATGGCTTTACTTTTCCAAATAAAGCAGATGCGTCAGTTGATCTGGCTTCTGCATATATATTATCCGCTACTGGAGCCCGAGGTACTCTAACTATCACTAGTAACGGAACGACTGCAAATGGTGCTGTTTTTACCAGTCCAGCTAGTAACCTTATTGTATTATCAAATTCAGTAGTAGATGAGGGTGCCTTTGTTGCTCTTACTTGTCTAAGTTCTAGCCATTCATCAAAGGCTATTGGTCTTACTGCGGCTCCTTACCTAACGGTAGATAATCAATATCAATTTATGTTAGTCAATAGTAGCGGCACAACGGTTGCTAATGATACAGAGATAAAAATGAGCTATATAATCATAAACTAAAATAACCCAAAGGGATTTTAATGAATCTGACTACTATTTATAAAAAAGTATTATTTTACTTAGGAGTATAAAATATGTCTTCGATGTTAGAACAAGCAATTATTGATGCTGGGGCATTAAAAGAAGCCGCGCTGAAAAATGCAGAGCAAGCAATTATTGAAAAATATTCAGAAGAAGTTAAAACGGCCGTCGATGGCCTTTTGGAACAAGATGATCTTGATCTAGGTCTAGACGAAGCCGAAGGTGAAGAAGAAGTTGTGGAGGAAGAAGAAAACTACGATCAATTTCCTTATAAGCACAGAACAGTTGAAGAATCTGATAATGATATAACAATTAATCTTGAACAACTTGAAGAGCAAATTGAAAAGATTTACGGAGAACTCAATCCCAAGGAAGAGAGCATGGTTCTTGTCTCGGAAGATAAGGAAGAGGAATTAGACGAAGAGATCGAGATTGACCTCACCGAAGATGAAGATGAGGAAATTGAATTGACGGAAGATGGTGATATGGATTTCTTTGATGATTCTGACGAAGAAGAAAAAGGCGAAGCAGAAGAAGCTAGTCCGGAAACAGCTAGATATGCTGCAGAATCCCAAATCCGACAGGCAGTTGAAGAAGAACTTAAGGTAGATTACAGAACTGTTCCAACCGGACACCTCCAGCCATTTACAGGCGCGGAATGGGAATATGCCGAAGAAATGAATGCGATCAAAGACAAAGTTGAAGAGCTAGAAGATAAAAACAATAAACAAAAGAAATTAATGGAACAAGCTCTCCAGATTATTAATGTCATGGAAACAAAAAATAAAAAATATGGAACAACAGTTGAGCAACTTAAAACAAAGCTGGTTGAGACAAATCTAACCAACGCAAGATTATATTATACGAATCAAGTCTTATCTAATCCCTCTCTGAATGAGCGACAAAAAGGAAATATTGTCGAAGCATTATCACGGGCTGATTCACCTAAACAGGCTAAAACAATTTTTGAAACACTTCAAAACACGGTGGGGGGATCCGGAAAAAGATCTCCAAAATCACTAAGTGAAGCAGTTGAAAAACGAAGCTTGTTAACTGTGTCTCCGAAAAGACGACGAGAACGAGACACAATCGAAGAGGCTATTTCTTCTAGATGGCAGAAATTAGCCGGAATTAAGTCGTGATTTATTTTAAAAGGAGATTAAAAACATGTCTGTATTAAAAACATTGACAGAAGGCATCGTTGATAGGGATCTTCGACAAGAGGGGGAAGCCCTGCTGAATAAGTGGGAAAAAACCGGTCTGCTCGAAGGCCTTGATAACGATTTTAAACGACAAGGGATGTCACGTCTCTTGGAAAACCAAGCGAAGCAGCTTTTGAAAGAAGCTTCTTCCATGGCGGCCGGCGACGTAGAAGGATTCTCTTCTGTTGCTTTCCCCATCGTCCGACGTGTATTCGGCGGATTAATTGCTAACGATATTGTTAGCGTTCAGCCTATGAGCTTACCCTCTGGACTGATTTTCTTCCTAGATTTTACATATAATAGCGCTAGATTTGGCAATACTGTTGATAAATCCATTTATGGTGGATCCAAGGTTGCTAGCGAAATTACTGGTGGTGTTGATATTATCACCACAGCTTCTCTTAGTAGGGGCGGCCCCTATTTGATGGGTGGTGCGTATTCTAGCCCTAGTGGAGCTATTAGTTCCGCCACACCGGCACTTGTACGCAAGTTCTTGATCAACGTAGGCGGAGGAGCAGCTCTTACTGAAGCTGACAAAAAGTCTATTAGATATGACCCAGATATCTTGGCTTTGTCTGGCTCGGACACGGCTTATTGTGTTATGCAATTTCAAGCATCGGCGTCACTCTTTTCAGAAGGTGACTTTGACAACCTTACGGCATTTAACTTCACCCGCGCCCAACTGGCGACCGGTATAACCGGTCTTGGTGCCGGAACAAACTATGGCTTGGTTCGTCGCTTGACTCAATATTCCGGTTCGGGAACAACCAACCTCATTTTTACTGTCTTTGGTACATCCGCTTCAGCCCAAGTTGATTTTGGTGTCGCTAGCGGAGTCCAGACCAACGCCCTTGTGAATAGTACACAGCTTGTTGGTGGTACTTTGGCTGGAACCTATCCAACTAGAGACAACTTCAACATCGGCGGAGCTGTTGGCTCTGTTCTTGGCGCGGATCCATGGGGACTTGAAGGCGCGGGCGACACTACTTCACAGTCTTTTAACGGCCGCGGCGTTGATGTAATCCCAGAGATTGACATCAAAGTGGACAGCATCGCTGTTACCGCTCAAACCAAGAAACTGAAAGCCAAGTGGTCTCCAGAATTGGGTCAAGACCTCAACGCTTATCATAACTTGGATGCAGAAGTGGAACTTACCAGCATTCTGTCTGAGCAAATTGCACTCGAAATCGACAGAGAACTTCTCAACGATCTCGTGAACGGAGCAACTGCTGCTACGCGTTATTGGTCAAGAAGCCCGGGAATGTTCCTAAACAGAACAACCGGAGCCGAAGTTGGCGCTGCTACAAAAGCTCCTGACTTCACCGGTACCGTTTCAGAATGGTATGAGACTTTGGTTGAAAGCATCAACGATGTTTCCGCTGAAATTCATAGAAAAGTACTTCGAGGCGGAGCAAACTTTGTAGTTTGTTCACCCGAAGTTGCTAACGTTTTGGAATTCACCGCTGGTTTCCGAGCTAGTGTAACTGCTGATACCGCTAAAGGTACCATCGGCGCCCTCAAAACTGGAACTCTTTCGAAGAAATTCGAAGTTTATGTAGATCCCTACTTCCACAGGAACGTTGTTCTTGTTGGCCGTAAAGGTTCTTCATTCCTTGAGTCTGGTTATGTGTACGCACCTTATGTGCCACTGCAAGTTACTCCCACCATCTTTGGTGTTGAAGACTTCGTACCTCGCAAGGGTGTGATGACTCGATACGCTAAGAAAATGGTTCGACCCGACATGTATGGTCTGGTTATTATCAGAGGGCTTGATGGAGAAGACGGAGGTAGTTGATAGTTCAACGCCATAGAGCTTGAATGAGACTCTTGAAAACCCCGGATCTTTTTATAAGGTTCGGGGTTTTCTATTATCTACAACTAATTACTACAAGACCTTTCTGCCACAGGAGAAACTGATGAATGGGTATACCTACTTTAACCCCAGACAGCCAAACAAGCGCTAATATACTTCCCGCTACCGGAAGTACAACAAATGTGACTTCCACAGCCGTACCTTTTGGAATGTATTTAAACTCACCAGATTTCATTTCCGGCGCTGTTGCTCAGGTCGCATATACTTATAAAAAACTTGGAGGAGATCTTCTCGAGGTTGAAATAACAGAAGAACAGGTATATACAGCTTTTGAAGAAGCAACTTTAGAATACTCGTATATTATTAATATTCATCAAGCAAAGAATTCTTTGGGAGATTCATTAGGAAACACAACAAGTTCTTTTGATCATTTGGGAGAATATAAATCCGGATCACTATCTGCTAGTTTGAGCGGTGGGAATGTTGCCTTAAAATATACGAAATTTGATTATGGATACACTAGAAGATTTGGTGATGCGGCATCAGCAGAAGCGACTGTGGGAGGAACACAGCCTTTTTATTCAGCTTCTTTCGTACTTACTTCAAGTACCCAAGATTATGATTTGGTTGCTGCTGTTTCTGGCAATATTGAAGGCGGAGCGCTCACTTCTTCTATTAACTATACAGATAAAAGGCTTCTCATTCGCCGTGTTTATTATGTTTCTCCAAGAGCAATTTGGAGATTTTATGGATATTATGGTGGCTTGGGGGCAACAGGCAATTTAAGCACTTATGGGCAATTCGCAGATGATTCAACATTTCAATTGGTTCCTGTTTGGCAAAACAAAGCTCAAGCAGCGGGATATGAAGATGCTATTCGCACCAGAACTTCTCAATACTCATATGAGATTCGAGATAATAACTTAAGAGTTTTTCCAATTCCTCCAAGTTTGTTGAACAACAAGAGAATGTGGTTTGAATTTACAGTTGATACAGATGCATGGGAAAGCCAATCTGGAAGGCCGGGTGGAGTCGACGGGGTTAATAACTTGAATACGATTCCGTATGCAAACCTACCATATGAGAGTATTAATTCAATAGGGAAGCAATGGATTAGAAGATTCGCTCTGGCACTCTCTAAAGAGATGTTGGGACAGATTAGAGGCAAGTTCACCTCTATACCTATTCCGGGCGATGCTGTTACTCTGAACCACTCTGAATTGCTTGGTCAGGCTAAAGAAGAGCAAGATAAGCTTCGCGAAGAATTAAAAACAATTCTTGACGAAATGACATATGTAAAATTAATCGAAAATGACGCTTCAATGACAGAAAACGCACAAAAGGTATACACTAGTGTGCCAAATTATATTTTTATGGGCTAGGAGAATCTAAATGTCGACAAAGAACAAATGGTCACAACCAGATGCTCCGCCACCCCAAATGTTTCTCAATCAAAAAGAGAGAAATTTGGTAAAACAGGTTAATGATGAATTAATCGAAAGAGTGATTGGCCAAACAGTCCTCTACTATCCGATCGATCTGGAGTCTACACATTTCCACCCTCTTTATGGAGAATCTATGGAAAAAAGTTTTCTCCCTCCTGTGCGTGTCATGGCAATGGTTAAGTTTGATGGACACGCTACGACCGCAACTAATTATGGAATTGATCGCCTTCAATCAATAAGCATTTCTTTTCATAAAAGAAGACTCACAGAAGATCAGAATCTTTATGTGAGAGTGGGAGATTTTGTTTTATACTCCGATCTTTATTACGAAATAATATCGCTTGAAGAACCAAAGTGGTTGTTCGGGAGAGGAGATAAATCTTTTGAAATCGGCGCTAAGTGCATAAGAGTTAGAGAGGGAACTTTCAATGCCCAATAACAAAATGGATAACAGTTTAGAACACGCAGATGTTGTATATCTTCAGCCTTCAAATTTAGAGAATATTGATATGGCCATGTTTGAATGGGTTGACGAGCATTTAAACATTAGCGCAAATACAAATGAAGGATTTAAAAAAGTCCCAGTTATTTGGGCAACCGCGGAAAGATCATTTCAGATCAAGAACGATAAAGAAATCCATGATTCCGACGGCGCCTTGGTATACCCTCTTATCACGATTGGAAGAGCAGGGATTGTTAAAGACCGAACAAAAAAAGGAGCGGTATATGCTCCTCTTCCGGAGGTTGATGATTATCGTGGCGGAATAATCAAAATTACAAAAAAGATTAATCAAAATAAAACAGCAAATTTTGCAAATGCTGATGCGCTCAAAGCCGGAAGCAGAAGGCAGATCAATTTTGTTTTGCCAAAAAAAAGAAAAAAGACAGTTTATAAAACAGTATCTATTCCAATTCCGGTATATATTGATGTTTCATATGAGGTCAAAATCAAATCATATTATCAGCAACAAATGAATGAGATGATTACGCCATTTGTTACAAACACGGGCGGAATTAATTATTTTCCCTTGAAACGTAATGGTCATTTTTATGAAGCTTTTATTCAAACCGATTATGGAGTTGATAACAATATTTTTTCCATGGGCGAAGAAGAAAGAACATTTCAATCAAAAGTTGATATTAAAGTTTTAGCTTACCTTATTGGCGATGGAGCAAATCAAGTTAAGCCGATCAACGTTGTAAGAGAGAATCCAGTCGAATTGAGAATCTCGAGGGAAAGGTCGGTATTGGGTGAGGAGCCGGATCATAACGATGTTACAAAAAAATATAGAGAACTTGGCGAAAATCCTGAAAGTTTAAAATGATTAATTATGATTATTGTTCCTTTTGACTCTTTTCAATCTATTTATTATAAGTAAAAGTTTAACTATGCATAGGAGATAAATGTATGTCTGCTAAAAATTTTAGGTTTAGATCTCCCGGGATAAAAATCGAAGAGATTGACGAAAGTATTATTAATGTTCCAATTGAGTCGGAAGTCGGTCCGGTTATTGTCGGGCGATCACAATTTGGGCCGATACTTAAGCCGGTCGTTGTCTCTAGTGTTGATGAATTCACGAGAACATTTGGCGTTCCTTCCCCCGGCGGATTTGCGGATTCGGATCTTTGGCGTGGGGAAAATAGAACTGCGCCGGATTATGGAGCATATGCTGCTTTGGCTTATCTTCGAAATTCCGCTCCCGTAACCTTTCTTCGTCTGGGTGGCGTACAGCATCCCAACGTAGATACTAGTACAACTTATGGCCAAGCCGGTTGGCAAACCACGAAAACCACTCCGGCTACACTCTTAACTGATAATGGTGGAGCTTACGGGCTCTGGCTACTTCCATCCTCATCAGCAGCCGATAAAGCGTGGCCGCTGGGAGCTATACATGGAACTGGTTCTTTAGCCGCAGTCTTTTATATGAATTCAGGATCTGGAATATCCGTTATGAGCGCGTCCACCACCCCACGGACAAAACAATTGTTACCTTTTTCAGGACAAATGCACACGGCGGATATCCAGTTGCAACTTACTTCCTCGACAGCCGGCGGTTTTGATGGCAAGACTGTAAAAACTATGCGAGTTTCAATGGATCCCAGCAAGGGCAACTTTATTCGTAAAGTTTTTAATACTAGCCCTATTGAGACAAACTCAACCGTGGTTGATTCGGGCAAAAGTGAGCTTTATTGGCTTGGAGAGACTTTTGAAGACAACATTAAAGAATTGTCTGATTCGGCTGGAACAGGGTTCGGAACTTACGCGTTTATTTCTCCTTTGGTTCAGGGAAGTGTTGAAAAGGGTAATTATCGCTATCCTGCCAAAGCCGCAAAAACGGGATACGTAATCTCACAGGATTTGGGAATAGCTTCTGAATTTGATCCACTTAATACTCCCACACAGAGACTATTTAGGATTATCGGGCTAACCGAAGGATCGTGGGCTTCAAAGAATTTAAAAATCTCTATTTCAAATATTACCTATACAGCCATCGATCAGGATGCCGATCCTTATGGAACTTTTAACGTGGAAGTTAGATCCCTAGGTGATTCTGATGACAATCCGGTTCTTCTTGAATCTTTTGAGTCAGTCAACCTGAACCCGCGATCTGCTAGATTTATCGGAAGAGTTATTGGAGATCAATACCTTAAGTGGGATTATACTAATGATAAAATTGAAATTTACGGAGACTATCCAAACAATTCAAGATATGTTCGAGTTGACGTTCATCCAACTGTAAAAGCAGGTGGCGTCGATGCAAAACTTCTTCCGTTTGGATTCCTCGGCCCAGCAAGAAGAAAGAAATTCCAGATTTTCTCCGGAAGTACCGGTGGCCCAGCACAGACGACCTTTGGATATACTGATTATGCCAGTTCTTATGCCTACGATACTACTTCCTATAATCAGGGCGAGGCTACTTCTTATATTTTCGACCAAACTGGCAACGGTGAAAAGGCCCTTAACAAATATCGATTTACAGGCTCTTTGGTCTGGCCGGATTATCTTCTGCGCGTAACAGCTTCAAACGCTACGCGTGGATTGGCAAAAAATGCCTATTTCGGTATTAGAACTTCTAGAGCAGATTCGGGAAGATACCCCTCCCCCGCATATGCTGATCTAACTTATCCACTTGAAGAGGAAAAAGATTCATGGATAGCAGATAATTCTACGACTTTCCGCACATTTGCCTTTTCTTTGGACGATGTAAGACAAGCTTCAAGCTCTACAAAAGGTTGGACAGATAATGCTATCTACGCAACCGGTTCTAGGGTAAATACAGTGACTGGATTTAAATCAATAACCCAACTGGGAGCATATTATAAAGCAGAAGGATCAAACAAAGTGGCAGCATATAGGTATCAAAGCGGCGACGGCTGGAAAGTCGTGTTAGATGCTGGATATAAAGCCTTTACGATGCCGATGCACGGCGGTTTTGACGGAGTTGATATTAAACAGAAAAATCCGTTCTCAATTGTTAATATTGCAAAAGACGGTGGTTCGAGCACTGATGGCCGCGGCAACTATGCTTGGTACTCAGTCTTAACAGCCATAAAAATGCTGAGAGATCCAGAATTCTTAGATTTTAATCTTGCAGCAGTTCCGGGATTGGTTGATTCAACCTTGAACACTAAATTAGCAGATTATTGCCGAGACCGTGGTGATGCTTTAGCAATTTTAGATATTGATTCTGGTTATCGCCCCATCGAAGACATTAGGCCTTCGGAATTGACGGCAACCGGAAAGCGAGGTACAGTTTCAGGCGCAGTCGCCGACAGAAGAGATAATCTTAGTACAACTATTCATAGTTATGCCGCAACATTCTATCCATGGGTTGATATTCACGATGGAAGAACAAGATCTGTTGTTGCGAGTCCTCCAACAGTTGCGATGATGGGCGTTTTTGGAAGAGTTAAACAAACTTCAGAAGTTTGGTTCGCTCCTGCAGGCTTCTCCCGCGGTGGGCTTTCAGATGGCACAACAGGATTGAGGGTTGTCAATGTTAAGGATCGCTTAACTTCCGCGGAAAGAGATGAACTTTATGATCATGGAATTAACCCAATTGCAAACTTCCCGGCTGAAGGAATTGTTGTCTTCGGACAAAAAACTCTTCAATTGGAACGAAGCGCTTTGGATAGGATTAATGTTCGTCGTTTGTTGATTTACCTTAAGCGGAAAATTGGCGCAGTAGCGAGAAATGTGCTGTTTGAACAAAATGTTGAATCAACTTGGAATAGCTTCTCTGGTGATGCAAAAGGAATTTTGGAAGAAGTGAAAGATGGTTTGGGAATTGTTGATTATAAGTTTGTTCTCGATGGAACTACAACAACACCGGATATGATTGACCAAAACATTCTTTATGCAAAATTGTTTATAAAGCCGGCTCGCGCAATTGAATTTATTGCTCTCGACTTTATTATTACAAAAACAGGCGCTCAATTTCCAGAATAATAACTAAAGGATACTATATACTAGTAAAGGCAAGAACATAGGAGGGCAATATAAATGCCTAGTAATAAATTTTGGCATATGAGAAATATTGAGCCGAAAAGGAAATTTCGGTGGGTTGCAAACGTTGGAAACGGGAATGTTGTTCAGCAATATGTGATTCAAAAGGTTGCAAAACCTGAATGGTCAACGACAGAGAAAGAGCATAAAATATTGGGACATTCGTTTTGGTACCCGGGCCCTGTGGTCTGGAATACAGTTGATGTGACTTTTATCGATATTGCAGGATCTGAAGAAACCGCCGACGAAGGTAATGCCTCGTTATTTCTGTACCAAGCAGTTCAAGCTGCCGGATATGTCCTCCCATCAGGCCTCAATGCGGCAACTTCTGCAGGTGTGACGAAGGCTAGATCCGCCGCAGCTTTAGGGAAACTTGAAGTTCAGCAATTGGATTCTGCTGGTCAAGTTACGGAAGCATATTTTTTCCACAATCCGTGGATTCAAAAAGTTGTTTTCGGTGGCGAATTCGATTATTCAGCAGATGATTTTATGACATGCACAATAACGTGTCGCTATGATTGGGCATCGATAGAAGCAGGCGGGATTCAACAGCCTCCATCTGATCCAGCTCTTGTGAGCCAGATTGAATCCAAGGGATTGACCGAAAAAGGTTTTGATTGGGGTACCCGCCCAAAAAATAGCGATTGATCGAGAATAAATTAACTTAACCGATGAGGTGTTAGATGTCAGTTAGAAATAACGAGGAGCGGCTTGGGGCGGCTCCTAATGAAGACAGCCCCATTCTTTCCCAAAACTTACAAGATCCCTTAAACTTTGTTGTTCCCACGATGCATGTCGATCTTCCATCAAAAGGCCGATACTATGCTGAAGGGCATCCTCTTTATGAGCAGGATTCTCTTGAAATTCGCTTCATGACGGCAAAAGATGAGGATATTTTAACTTCTCCGAACTTGATCAAGAAAAGAATTGTCCTTGATCGTTTGGCTCAAAGCCTGATCCTTAACAAAAAGATCAGAGTTGAGGATATTCTTCTTGGAGATAAAAACGCAATCCTGATTCAAGCAAGAATTTCAGGATATGGCTCATATTACAACGCAAAGGTTTTATGCCCTTCTTGTGGCGAAGAACAAGAAGAAGAATTCGACTTGGAAGAATGTATTTCCATGGATTACGGAGAAGAAGAAGTTGAAAACACAAATTTTGTTGGAGACTCTCTCTTTAAAATTGTTCTTCCGAATACGAAAGCTGAATGCGTTGTAAAGCTGTTTCGCGGCAAAGAAGAAAAAGAGGTTCTGAAGAACTTTGATAAGAAAAGCAAAGAATCAAACAATCTGACACATCAGCTTAAATTGATGATTCAGTCGGTTAATGGATATGAAGATAAGAAAGTTATTGACTACTTTGTCGATAATATGCCAATTTCAGATTCACGAACCTTGAGAAATGTTTATGATAAAGTTAACCCAAATACAAGCTTAATTGCGAAATTCCAATGTGACGATTGCGGCCATTGCGAGGACCTCGAGGTTCCTCTCACCACGGACTTTTTTTGGCCTAAATGAAGAATACATTGAAGGTGTCTATGAAGAACTGTTTCTCCTGAAGTATCATGGAGGGTGGTCTTTCTTTGAATCTTATAACTTGCCTATAACAATTCGTCGCTGGTTCCTGAAGCGTTTAACAAAACAACTCCAAGCCGAAGCCGATGAAATGAAAAAAGCCTCCGCAAAATAACATATTATTTCTGTTCTTCCCTAATTATTGTATATAACTGTGTTCTATGGAGATAAACACTTATGTCCGATTGGAGACCAATAAATATATTTTACACTGCCGATGATCCTTCCGGTGGCCAAACAGCCGCGGGTGCAGATGCAATAGCCGCGGCCATGATGAAACTGCGAGAAGAAAGGGAAAGAGGCTCCGAGCAGATGAAGAGAGATCTGGAACTCCGGATCCAATTAGATACCCAGCTTGGCCTTCATGCAGATAAGATCCAAAATGAAATTCAGCTATCGGAATTGCGGAGGAAAGAACAGGAGGATATGCTGGCCATCCTCAATCAGCAAGTTGCTATTGAGGCTGCTGCTACAGCGGGGCAAAGGGAAATAACAGCCGCTACGACAGCACAGACAATAGCACAAGAGGCTTTGAATGCAATGAAGAAGGCATACACCGGTGATGCCAAGAAAATGGACAAAGCGGTAGAAAAGGAAACTGCCGCTCTTCAACGAGCTAACGAGATACTCGAAGAGAAAATTGACTTGCACTCTGGGGCAATAGAGAATCAAGAGAAATTGACTGAAGCCCTCGCCGTCGGCGAAAAACAACTGATAAAGAATATAGCAACTGAGTCAAAAATGCAGATCTCAAAGAAAAAGGATCTAGCAGTTCAGAACGAATCAAATGAAGCCATGGGCAAGGCAGTCGCAAAATCCCCTGCCCTTGCTAAAGGCTTGGAATTAGTTGGAAAAGCTGGTGCATATGCAAGAAATCCAATGGCCGCTCTTAACACCATGTTCTTTGCGATGGTTGGAAATATAATTGAGATGACCATGGCTTATGATACTCATCGAGCAGAATTGGCCAAGACTACTGGAGGAACTGGAGAGTTCAATCAGGAATTGTCGACCGCCATGAATACCGCCGCACAATCAGGCCTTTTAATGGCAGAAGCAGCCGCGGGAATGAACAAACTTGCGGGAAGTTTTGTTAACTTCAATATGGTCAGCGCCGAAACAAGAGTGTCTTTAGGTCAAACTGTTGCGCTGTTCGAGAATTTCGGTGTCGACATAACCGAGAACTTAAATACCGCAACAAAAGGTATGGGATTTTCTGCTAAAGCAGCAGAACAACTCCAAGTGGACTTGTATGCAACCGGTACAGCTTTGGGCCCACATATGACCAAGAAGATTATGAGCGAATTTGGCCCTGCCATGGCCTCTCTCGCTGCTTTTACAAAAGACCGCGCCATAAAAGTCTTCAAAAATTTAGCCGCCCAATCTGCTGCAACTGGTTTGGCGATTTCCGAATTAACCGGCTTGGCTTCCAAATTTGATACATATGATTCTGCCGCCGAATCCGTTGGTCGCATGAATTCGTTATTGGGCGGAGATTATTTGAATTCGATTCAAATGCTCAACGCCACAGAAGGCGAAAGAATCAAAATGCTTCAGAATTCTTTGAAAATGTCCGGAAAACAGTTTTCTCATATGAGCCGTTTTGAAAAGAAAGCGTTGGCTTCGTCTGTTGGAATAACGGATATGACGAAAGCTATGAAATTGTTTGGAACATCTGCAGAAAATCTTGCGATTATGGAGAAAAAAGCAAAAGACGCTGGTTTGACTATTGATCAGTTTAAGGCTAGGCAAGTAGCGACCAAAGATGTTTCAAAACAGTTTCAGGTTGCCATGCAAAACCTTGCAGTTGCATTTAAGCCTGTGATTGATGCGCTGACTTGGATGACAAAACTGCTTGCAAAGGTTTTAAGCACTCCGTGGTTAAAGTGGGTAATTTTGGGTACTGCAGGTTTTGTGGCTCTTGCTGTAGCGATCAGAAAGACAACGATGGCCATGGCCGCTATGAAAGCAGGTGCAACGGCCATAAAAGCCATGGGGGTAGGGAGTTTTCTCCTCGGCAAAAAGATGCCCGGAAAAGGGGGGGGTCTCATACCCAAGGATACTTCTCCGGCACCGGTCGCCGACAAGAAGCCACCTAAGCGTAGAGGCAGATTTTTGAGAGATCTTTCGAAGATAAAAGCCAAACAAATACTATCGATCGCAGTAGCATTGTTAGCTTTCGGCGCCGCAATAGTTATGATTGGCGCAGGTATTTATATCGCCGCAAAAGGAATGGCACTGTTTGTTAAGTCATTTGACGGGATGTCGGTGGATAAAATTCACGCTGTTACATATGCTCTTCTTGTTTTTATGGGTGGAATGGTTGCAATAGTGGCCATATTGGCTTTTGCGGCACCAGCGCTCGCCGGCGCAACTATTCCATTGCTCGCATTTGGTGCGGCAATACTGCTGATCGGTATTGGAATTGCTGTAGCTGCTTTTGGAATGTCGATTCTTGTTGGCGCTTTTACAAGCCTGCAAGATGTTGATTTGCTTAAAATTGCATTGGGAATGGTGGCGGTAGCCGGGGCTATGGCGGTACTAACTCTTTCTGCATGGGCGGTTGCTGCGTCGTTTGCTGCTTACATAGTCGCGGGAGTCATATTGCTCGCCTTTTCTGTTGTTTTGGTCGCAGTCGGCGCAGCATCAGCAGCAGCCGGCGCCGGAATGGCGTTGCTTAATAAGACTTTGGGTTCTTTCCTGAATGATATCGGGATTGGAAAACTGGGAACTGCCGCGTCCTCGCTTGTGAAGTTTGCCGGCGCAGTCGGTATATTAACTGTATCGTTGGCCGCCCTGCAATTGCTCTCAATTGTGACCGCAATTACCTCTTTCTTTGGTTTAGGACCGTCTAACGCTTTAGCAGGGTTTATTTTTGGAGTTGCCAGCGCTATAGAATCTATTGAGGGAGATACTATAAAAAAGCTTGTTGGCATGTCCAAATCAGTAGGAGATTTGAAAGATAACTTAATAGCAATGGGGGATATTGATCCCAAGATTGTAACCACTACAACAGATGTGTTTGAGCAAATTGCAAAAATAACACCGGGAAATGCCAAGGCTGCAGCTTCAGCCGTGCAAGCGCTTTCGAAAGCTGTTATTGATATTCAAAAGCAGAATAAAATTGAACTTGAATTAAAAATAACACACAATAATATAAAAGCAACTGATGATTCGTTGCATGCATTCACACGGAAACTTAATAAAAAGCTTAATGAAAGTATGGCTTAGAGGAAATAACTAATGGCAGTCGGATATTTTAAACATGGCCTCAGAGGTGGTACAGATAAAATTGTTGAGAATAATGGAATATATTTGGAATTTTATCATTTGCCCACCAAGAGAGTTGTTAAATTTAAAGCTTTTATAACTGATTATAGCGAATCATATAATGTTTCTTTTAATGAGCAAGATGTATATGGTCGCATGGATCCTATCGCAACTTATCAAGGCACAAAAAGAAAAATTAACTTAGCATGGACTGTTGTCGCAGAATCACATGCAGAAGCTTGGGAAAATTGGAAAAGAGTTCAGGATTATATTAAAATGATGTATCCCTCATATAAGAAGTTTATTTATGAACAGAAAAAAGGATCCAAAACCCCGGAAAAATTCTCAGCAACAACACTTGCTTCACCTCCTTTGTTGAAAATGAAATTTATGAACTTGATAGCTGATACATCTGTGCAAAGCTTAGAAAAAACACAGAAAAGATCTCGTGCTAAGGGCTGGCCGATGAGAAAATTTGTTAATTATACGGGAAATGGAAACGCAGCAGAAGCCGGCCTTTTGGTTGTGCCCGGATCTTTACAAGTTAATCCACAATTTAGTGATCGGGCGCCTTGGTTCTATGGAGGCTCTAAAAAGCTTGATCCACACGTTCCGCCACCTTTGGGCACTCCTCGCCCGGAAGAGTTTGAGGATTATGTAGCCTCGTCTCCTTTTATTATCCCTCATGAGATTCAGATGTCATCAGAATTTTCAGTTCTTCATCAGCATGATTTGGGAACGCAAACAACAGTTGATGTCGGCGCAAATTCCAAGGCGGGGAAGAAGGTGGCAAATGCCAAAAAAGCGATAAAAGCCGCTGCTAAGTCCTACGCCGCCGCCAAAGGGGTGGCCGCCGGTCTGGCTGCTGCGCAGAAGGGAACTGCTGCAAGAGCAAAATTAGCGAATGCGCAAAAAATCCAAAAAAACCTGACAAAGAATAAGAAAACAAACGTGGATCCAAAAGGGTTTGGCAACTTTCCATATGGTAACAAATAATCGGAGTAGAAACTATGCCAGATAGATATGCCAGTAGAGATACTGTTAGATTGTCAAAAGAAGACATGTTTAAACAGATCAAAGAAAGGAGAAATCTAAATTCCGTATCGTTATTTGGAACACCTAAATTTGAACGAATTACTGATACTATGTTGGAAAACTTAAGTTATGAAAGTTATACATGGTCTCGCGGAGATCGATTTTATAAATTGGCTCATGATTTTTATGGTGATGCGTCTTATTGGTGGGTTATTGCTATGTTTAACAATTCGCCCACCGAACATCATATTAAAATCGGTGAAGAAATAATTATCCCTCTTGAAATGGACTCTGTTGCTTCTCTTATGGGAGTTGCCTAAATGGGAAAGAAGAAAAATGCAAATAAAAATGAATATTCTTCTCGTGTAAGGAGAGCAGAACAATGTTGGTTGGTTGGAAACTTGCAGAAAGTAACAACCAACAAGGGCCCTAGTGAAAGCCAGCTGGACCAAAAAAGACATGCATTCCATACACATCATATATCGCTGTCACGTAAAGCAAATTTTTCAGAAATATTGGGAAAGTATTTTATTGGGCCCGAAATTGGAACGTTGTTTGATCTTAAAACTCACGAATTATCTGCCATAGTTCCTAGATTG